TGAAAGTATCAGTAAATATTACATCTGAAGAAAATGGAGCCCCTGTAGTAGCAGCAGTAGTATATGCAGTAAATGCTGTAGCTGCCTGCACTGCTGTAGTAACAGTAGTAGGATCAAAAACAACAATACCAAAAGTATTAGTTCCTAACATACTTGCTGATGGCTGATTTAATGCTATATTAACATTAAGATTTACTGACTCAGGTAAAATATCTCCAGCAGATAACTCTAAAGCTGCATATTCAGAATTACTAAGCAAGACTCCATTACTATGTGCTGGAGCTACATTTATTGAAGAAACAAGACCATTAGCATCATCACAATACTCGCATAAATCATTATTAGATATATTAGCGTCTGGATTATAATTTAATGCATTTTCGTCTGTACATCCTGTAATATTACTATCATTAACATCTACAAAAAAGTTTGACTCCACTGCGCAAAGAGTATCTGTTTCAGTCCATGATGTTGAAGCAACCTCTACTCCTACAATATTTATCTGAGTCATTACACCTTCTTCAACAGCTATACCCATATCGGTAACTGTAACAGTAAGTGTACCGCCTGTAGATGTTTCTACAAAAGTACCATCGTTAACTGTGATAGATACATTAGTTAAAGCTTCTTGAGTTACAGGATTATATGCTGTAAATGTATCATCTGCTAATTGAAATATTCTAAAATTATAATTAGAAACAG